AATGTCGGCACAATTAAAATACATCGACAGAATTATGGTGTTTACGCACCTTATTTACCATAAATAAATTTGCAACAATGTTGCAAAAATCATAACTTTGAATCACTTTAAAAATCCAATATCATGGCAGAACGGAAATTAACCGGTAAAGACAATTTGTTCTTTATTGATTTCGCCGGGGGCACAGATTATTCTACAATCATTTGCCTTACCAATCAATCGTATTCACGTACCACTGACGAGATCGACGCAGCTACCAAATGCGGCCCGGATACTCAGCCAGGTAAACAAAAGCAAACCATTTCCATTGACGGGCAGGTGATGTTAAGTCCTGCGGCTGGCAAAGCCAGTATGTCGCTTATGCATGACGCATGGGCCGATGTAACTCAGTTTACATGGAAGTATGGCCCGGCAACCGGTACAGATGGCGATATCATCTATTCAGGTACTGGATTTTTCTCCAAACTGGATGAAAGCGCTGATATTGATAACCCGGCCACATTCTCAGCTACTATCGGCATCCTTGGTGATGTAACTAAACTGGAAGTTGAAACACCGGCAGCACCTACATCAGGCGTTGTTGATGATACGGCCAACACGTTTGCATTCACGGAAAACCCGTCTTTCACATTAGCACAACATGAAAAATCGCTGGATAGCGGCGCTACCTGGACAAGCACAACAAATCCGATTACATCACTTACCGGTACAAGGGCCATTGGCTCAGTACAGGTAAGGGTAAAAGCAATCGGATTTAACCCTGCTTCACCAGTTCTTAGCAACGCTACTGCATACTCATAATATATGGATTACATACTGATCAACGATTTAGGAGGCAAGGCCAGGGGCCTAAAATTCAATCAATATACCTACATAAAGTTTTATGAAAAGGTATCTCCGGACGACTATATAGCCACGTTTCATTACGCCGCTGTATTTGCTGCCCTCAAGTCAAATGCTTATGTAAAGGGCGAAGAATTTACCGATACATGGGAAGATGTGTGCAACATGGTTGACGCAATGAGTGCAGAGGATAAGGCTTTGGTTGCTGATGTGTTTAACAATACGGCTTATTTTAAAAAGGCTGTTGAGGACGGGGAAAAGATCATCGAGGAAGAAAAAAAAAGTCAGTCACTGAGTACTACGACGAATGCCTAAAGTTTGCCCTTGGTCAGTTAGGTTGGTCGGTTCGTGAATATTATACCTGCACGCCTTACGAGTTCCATTGCGCCGTTGAGGGATACGCAAACAGGGTAAAAGAACAGGCGCAGATACACAGGTTTGCAGCGTACAGGATACATCAGAGTTTGGTAAGCAAACCGTTGACCATTGAACAGTTTTGGCCGCTTGTAGGCGATAAGAAGCAAGTAAAAGACAGGGTTGTATGGGACAATGAAACGAGGGATAGAATTTTAAAATCACACGGGATCGATCCGCAAAAATATCCACTGCCTAAATGAGCCAGGACGCAAGCATAAAGATTAAAATTGAGACCGACCAATCAAATCTCGAAAGCGGCTATCGTAAAGCAGAGGCGTCAACTAATCAGTTTGTAAATAAGACAAACAAATCCCTTTCTAATTTAAAGACCGGCAGTAATGAAGCGGGCCAGGCACTTACAAACTTAGGCAGGGTTGCACAAGATGCGCCCTTTGGCTTTGTAGGTATCGCCAATAACTTAAACCCATTACTTGAATCATTCCAGCGATTAAAGACCACCACAGGTACTGCCGGAGGTGCATTAAAAGCCCTTGCCGGTAGTTTAGTTGGTGGCGGCGGGCTTGGTATCGCTTTATCATTAATAACTGCCGCTGTCAGCTTTGCAAGTGTCGGTTTTGGATCGTGGACACGGGGCCTTAAAGGTAGTCAGGCCGCACTTGATGAAAATGCGAAGTCAGCAAAAGAAGCCGCCGATGCTTACCAAAGTATTATCAAATCCATATCAGAGGAAAGCGGCAAAGTACAGGTTCTTATCGAGCAATTAAAGAACGAGAATATAACCCGCAAGCAGCGAGCCGAAGCAATTAAGCAGCTGCAGCAAATTTCGCCGGCATACTTTTCTACCCTTGACAGGGAAAAGTCAACCATTGACGATATAACGAAGGCTTATGATGCGTATAATGCCGCTATCATCCGTACGATCACTGCAAAGGTTCGTGAAAAGGAATTAACGGATATCACGGAGAAGATAATCAAGCTACAGGATAAAGGCGCAAGGGCAGCCCGTGAGCAGGTTGTTATCAATGGCAAATTAGTTACGGTTGACAATGCCAGGCTTGCCACACAGGATGATCTTAGCGCAGGTGCCAATGCTTACCAGCAATTCATGAAGGGCACGTTATTCCTTACACAAAAGGAACAGGACGAGCTTGCTACATTACTTCTTACCCAAAAGCAATTAGTTGATTTCATCGCTAAGAACAAAGGACTGCAAAGCCTGAATGTTGTTGATAGTGGCGGCGTGAAAAAAGCGGTAAAGGCGCAAATTGACGAACTGGATAAAATCGTAAAGAAAGTGCAGGCGCTGCCCGATGAAATAAAGAACGGCCCGCAAAACATCGTGCCATTAAACATTGAGTTCAAATTACCTGATGGCAAATTGCCGAAGATGCTTGCCGATGTTTACGATCAGATAAACGCATTTATGGTTGAGATGGCGCAAACGTTGGCCGTTGGGTTTGGCGAGTTATTAGGCGGCGCATTGGCCAACACTGGCAGTATTGGCGATTTCTTTAATGGAATATTCGCATCGCTTGGCGCCGGGTTAAAACAGCTTGGTACATACTTTATAAAAACGGCTATCCAAATAAAGGCAATCAAAAGTTTTCTATTAAAAAACCCGGCTTTGGCTATTGCCGGAGGTATTGCCCTTATCGCCATCGGTTCACTTATTCAATCCAAATCAACACCTGGATTTGCAAACGGCGTTGAAAATTTCCGCGGTGGTTATGCAACGGTAGGGGAAAGAGGCCCGGAGCGTGTATTTCTTCCATCAGGATCATCAGTTATCCCAAATGAAAGTTTAAGCGGTATCAATGGCGGTAGTTCGGTGCAAGTTACCGGTACTATCCGGGCAAACGGAAAGGAGCTGGTTGTATTAATCGATAATTCACGTCAATCTTTAAACAGGCAAAGTTGAGTTACGGATCAATATATGAATCAATATTCGAAAGCCAATCAGGGGAGACGTATATCATCGATATACAGAAACTAAACTACTCAGGATCGGTTACGGATATCGTATGCGCTGGCGCTAAACCTGTACTTCACAAATACCAAACCGATGACCCAAAAGCGCCGGTTGCTGGATGTGCAGTTGAATTAAGTTTTGTAAATGACGGTACATTGCCATTAAGTTCTTTTTACTCGGTTATTGATAATGAATACAGGGTTGTTATTTCATGGCGTGGTCAGCCGTTATTTATCGGCTTTGTTTTGATCGATGATAGTGAGGAAGATATTACCGGCGCCGACCACGAAATAAGCATAACCGCTACCGATAACCTGGGCCTACTTAAAGATGTTCCCTTAGACAGCGCTGCGGCTTTATTTGGCTCACGTACAGATTACACAAGGACATTGGACGCCGGAGGCGATACGATTGATGTAACGCCGCTACTGAGCGTCGAGGCGGGTGATTTGATACAGTTCCCATCTACTTCAACCATTGCAGGTACATACAAAATACTTTCTTATTACAATCTTGGATCGATCACGTCTTTAAAATTAGATACCAATGTTCCGGCAATCATTTTAAGCGATGTTGAAGATTTTACGATCATTCACCCGGTGGACTTAACCGAACGTTTACCGCTTGCTAAAATAATTAGGCTTTGCTTGCTGTCTACCGGCCTTGAATTATTAACGTTTGCATACACCAATATCGTACCGGCCAATGCTCAAACAGATCGTTTCCTTGAGCAGACATTGATCAGCGGCGAAACGTTTTTAAACGGTAGCAAATGGGATGATTGTTATACGGTATTGGAAAAGATTATGCGCCGGTTCAATGCCTGTTTATTTCAGTCTTTCGGGGTATGGA